GGATGTTGAAGGAATACCCACGTGTATCAGGACTCGTGGAAGAGACTGCGTGTGACGATGTGTCAATTATGCGGTATTTGCTTAACGGCTTTATCGACGATGACATTCGCATGGAGTCTAAACCAGGTTTTCCCTGGGTCATGTTGGCAGCTGACAATCAGTCACTGTTCGCCATGTATAGGGAAGCAATAATCGACACAGCTGTGCAGCGTATTACGTTGCTCACACAAACCGACAATACACTACTCGCTAGTCTCAGTGCTTTCGAGTTGTTGCAAGGAGGGTTTTGTGATCCCGTGCGTGTGATGGTCAAGAATGAGCCACATACAAAAGAGAAGCTTAAGAAAGCACCCCGAATTATTTCGTGTGTGTCTATTGTCGATTCCCTGGTGGAGCGTTTTGTTTACAAAACCCTTAATAAGGGGGAAATAGCCTCTTGTATGGAGATTCCATCCAAGCCAGGTTTCGGTATAACCGAACACAACACGCTCCTGTTGATGGAAGATGTTGAGCGATGGCCGTGCTCTCCGTTTTCCACCGATTGCTCAGGCCATGACTGGACCGTTACGCAGGAGGAGCTCGATAATGAGGCGAAATTGCGTTGCGCTCTGCGTCTTGATGAGTGCCCGAAATTGGACAGGTTAACGTACAACTGTGCCACCATCCATGGAAGAACTCTCTACTGTACAAGCGACGGTAGGATTTTCAGCCAGGAGGTGCCAGGTGCCATTAAATCTGGAAGTTACATGACATCATCTGCTACCACACACATCCGTGTAATGAATGCATATGTTGTTGGGTCTTCCAAAGCTATGGCTATGGGCGATGACTGTGTTGAGGCTCCAGAAATGGGTCTCACTATGGAACAGCTCAAAGTTCGGTACCTTGAGAGGACTGGAAAGTTCCTCAGACATGTCTCAGCAGCAGATGACAAAGTCTTCTTCGAATTCTGCTCGCACAAGTATTTCAGGGATCCAGTCACTCGTGATGTTAAACTCATCATGGACACTTGGCCGAAAATGTTGTACAAGGCCATCTCACAATCAAAGGATGAGTCCGTACGACAGATGATAGCAGATACGATTCTGCTCTTCACTCGCAGTCAACCAGACGTGTGTGAAGCACTTACCAGTTTCTTTAATGAGACTGGTTGGGCAATCGTCGACTAAATCAACACGCTCCGGGCGTTAACCGGTAGCCCACTTAATTGTGGAGGAGCCGCCTAAAGGCGGAGGAAGGTGATTGCAGCGCAGGAGGAGCGCGCAAAGAAGAG